TCAAAACTCTCGGTCGCATGTTGGGGGTGGCGTTTGATGGAGCGGATGCCACCTCCATTGACGATGGTGTTGCGATACCTTCGATAGGAGGATCGGGTGCCAAGTATCTACAGTTGATCATGCGTTCAATCTACCGTGAAGAGTCCTTGGACTTTGAGTATAACTACGAAGAAGATTACACTTTGGATTTCTCAAAGTTAGAACAGGTCAACAAACAGTTGATTGAATACAAGCAGAAGACAAACAAGATAGACTTTACTGACATGATCTCCAAGTACATAGAGATCTGTGAGACACCCAACCTTGACCTGTTAATCGTGGACGAGGCACAAGATCTGACACCATTGCAGTGGACGATGGTGGAGAAGATGGCACAGACTGCGGAGGAAGTTCTAATTGCAGGGGATGACGATCAGGCGATACACCGTTGGACTTCCGTAGACGTTCAGAGATTCATCAAAGCGTCTGACCATGTCGAAGTACTCAATCAGTCCTATCGCTTACCACAGAGCGTCTGGAAGCTTGCTATGCGTATCTCAGACCACATACCAGGGAGACTGGAGAAAGAGTTCTTTCCAAAGGAAGAAGAGGGTATGGTCAATGTTGTGGGTAGTCTGTGGCATTTGCCACTGGATCAAGGGTCGTGGACAATCATGGCTCGAACCAACAGTTTTGTAAAAGATATAGCAGAAGCATTGGGAGATGCAGGGTATTTCTACAGCCGCAAGGGTAGTGCGTCTGTGTCACAAAAGAAACTGGATGCCATGTCTACGTGGGCAGACCTAACAAGCGGCAAAGCATTGTACCTTGGACGGATCAAAGAGTTCTATAAAACGGTGCCAAAGATAGGAGAGAATCCTGTGGTCAAGAGGGGGTCGGCAAAGTTACTGGATGCAGCTGATCCAGAGCAGCCCTTGACATGGGAGGAACTAGCATCCGATTATGGTCTTCTAGCAGAGAAGAGCACACACCCGATGGACGTGGTTCGTCTGTCAGAGGAAGAACAGATATACATCCGCGCCATTGAGCGGCGAGGAGAGAGTATATATCAGCAACCAAGGATCAAGTTGTCAACGATCCACGCCATGAAAGGAGGAGAAGATGACAACGTAGCGGTGTATTTGGGATCCACCAAGAACTGTGTAGAGGGCAAACATCCCGAGGACGAGCACAGAATATTCTATGTTGCAGTCACAAGAGCAAAACAAAACCTCTACCTAATTGAGTCAGATAAAACATATAGGTACGAAATATGAAACGTAACGATTACTTGGATACGGCAAAGCAGTTGATTAATGGCAACAGAGCCAAGGACTATGGTGATGCCAAAGACAACTTCGACAGAATAGCAACGGGATGGAATGTCATAGTCACTGACGCATTGAGCACCCACGGCAAGATCACAGCCAAGCACGTCGCTTTGATGATGGACTGGGTAAAGACCTGTCGCTTGTTAGAAACCATAGACCACAAGGATTCTTGGATCGACAAATGTGGATACAGTGCACTGGGCGCGGAGTTTGACAATGAAACAAACTGAGATGTTTGAAAAAGACTACATCATTGCCAAGCAGATGAACCAAGGCAAGGAACTGGCATGGAATATTCCGTCAGAGTTTCCAGACCTAACAGGCTACAAACAGATAGCCATTGACCTTGAGACATGTGACCCCAACCTAACTACGCTTGGTCCTGGATGGGTGCGTAAGGATG